AGATCGGCAAAAAGGCTCTCAAAGTCCGCTTCGATAGTTTCAATCTTGGATAATCGCGGCTCTGTCAACCGCAAGTCGTTGGCTAGTGTCAAAGCGAAAGCCCCCAAATCTTCCATCGTTTGAAAACCCTCGACGCATGACACAATGCGACTTTCCAAGCCTTCCAACATACACCTGAGATTATCAATATCCAATTCGCTCAACGCAAAAAACGCACGCAAACGCGAAAATTCCCTAGCCATACGCACTTTCATCGCGAGCGGGTTCTCACACGCCAAAATCAAGCCCACGTTCACCGTCTCGCCACGAAAGCGATCCGGGCAATATTGCACCAAGCTATAAAAGCCTCTAGCCATTGTTTAGTCCCTATCCCCATAGTTTTCAATATCATATTGCTCAGCCTCATAGTACATCGCCAACTCTATATTCTCCGCCTCTTCTTGGCATTCCAGCATCAATTCATGGCTGCACGGGACTGGTTTCACAGTATGATACATCCACACAATATAATGCGGATCTTTAATCGACACATCAGCCGGTGTCATACCTCTATACTTGCCAAAAGTAAGACAAACCTCATCAATATCCTTGATATCGCTCATTTCTGCTTCCCCGTATACTTCTCGAACTTCCCCAATTCAATGTACCACATCGGAATAGAACTATTAATCAGAAAGGCTTTAGCACTACCTGATGTCCACACAGCAATATGACCACTAGAACTCTTCTCATACTCACCCGTCTTATGAATCTTCCTACACCACACAACAGGCCGTACCTCATCAATATCATTAGACATCAGTCACTCCTGTTATACTGCATCAGACGCGCACGGTTTGTCGCCAAGATATAATTCGTACCGAAAACGGCTAGAATGCGGTTGGTGCGGATAAAAAGTATTGCTCATGACACTGAGAGTACTAAATGTTTCAACATATCCGTCGCTGTACTTTAGTAGCTGTCCCGTTTCAAGGTCGCGTTTGACCCAATATACATTGAACTCGCTTTTGTTAAGTTTATCGACTTCTCGTGCCGTTGGCCTGATCGTGCCGTTAGCTATATCAAAAATTCTACACATCTGGTAGACCACCATCGCAGCAATTTTAGCCTCGCCATTTGGCAGAGAGTCAATAAAATCAAGCGGCGTCTTGGCCCCCACAACGATCTTGTCACTCATCACATGCTCCATTATTAGCAAGCCTTATCAAATTGGGTTAGTATGATCTTGTGGGTCACCGCTTCTGTCGCATCTTTAGGTATCCACGTCGCTTCGGCCTTAGACGGCGAAACAAACTCGAAAGAGTGATAAAACCAAGGGAAATACCATTCGAACAATACCGTCTGATTCACAGTCGCTGAGACTCTATGAGGAGCCGGTATCAGCCCACTCTTAAATTGGGCGAAAAAGCGCGACGCCGAATCCACAATCTCAGCAGGTGGAGCAATTGAATCTTCCCCATCAAAATCATTCTCATAATTCCGTATTCTAAGCAATTCAGAGTCAATAAATTCAAGTGACGTCATCGGCACTCCATCGATCTTGTCACTCATCACACGCTCCATTCTTAGCAAGTCTAGCCTTACGAGAACGCTCAGAAATCCTCATACGAACCTCATCCGACACATTCCTAGCCCTAACACTAGCCTCAAAACGCATCTCCTCAGACCAAGCACCCACCAACTTAGAATTCAAACGCTCCCTCAACACACCACCATCAAAAACAATACCATACTTCACACAAAGACGCTGAACAGACGCAACAGACGAATTAAACATCAACGCCAACTCACCAACAGAATGCCTGTCCCTATTCTCCCTAATATACCTAACAGTCTCCTCATTATCAAGCTTACTCCTAATCTTAAGAGCACCAGCCTCACTGCGAGACCGCTTAAGCCCAAGATGCTTACACAATTTAGCTATAGTACGCTCAGGCTCATAATAATACTCACCAATCTCTGCATGTGTCCAGCCCTCATTAAACAGTTTAATCGTCAGCTGCTTAATCTCATCACTGAACCGCTCATGAACTGGAACTGGCGCAGGCATTATATGCTCTCCTGACTCTTGCGAAGGTCGTAATACATATCCAATACCTTCTTCATATCATCATTGGTGAACTTCTGCTTGGCTAAATTAGCCCACATGCATACTAATTGCACATTGCCCTCAATATATCCGCGCTTAGAATCAATACGGTCTATCGACAGAGCCATCAAATCCGACCACTTATGTGCCATTGTTAGCCCGCTAATAGCACATCTACCTTGATTTAATTCATAAAGTCTTCTGATGTATGAAAATGAGACTTCAAATTCCACATCTCTCCTTCTTGCTCCTAATCTTTGTTTAGCTGTGCCTTTGCATCTTCGATAAACATAATTCAAAAATATGTCCATAGAAGATTGCCAATAGTCATTTGAATGCTTTCTAATTTTCTCCCTATTATCTTTATAATATTCTTTCTTGTATTTTAACAGCCTGGCGTTATTTTTGCTATAATAAACATTGGTATAGTCTTTTGCGCATTTTTTGCATATATTACAATCTTCTTTAAATTCAGAGTCCAGACGAGACACACCACAGCTCCTACAAAGATTCCTATCTATCAAAGGCTTTCGAGAAACCACAACTGTTTTACAATCCACACAGACCCATCTTTCGGGGGCTTTTTCTCTCAACATTCGTGAGGAACCGCATCGGCAAGTATCAGGTCTCTTCAGAGTAGGCATATTTATCCTTCATATTGGCTTATTTGATCTATAACTGTCTGATCCTCTATGATATAAAATACATAGAAACGACAATACCCAAATCTTTCGATTTGGGTATTGTGTTCTATTATGAAGCGAATCTCATAAGAGACGATCGCTTAGAGATTACTAACGTTAATTGTCGCATAGTACAGGCCACCATCTTCGATCAGCTTCTTCCCGTAGCGGCACATGATGCCCTTCGATGGGGAGTAGCTGTTGGGGTCGAGTACCGTTGGGGTGCTCAACAGTGGGATGTATGGTGCGTAGAAGTAACCAGCATCCAGAACGCTTGATCCCTTGAAGCCCATCAGGATTTTGCAGTTCGGGAACAATGGGTCCTTGTAGAGGCGCATCTTGCCTTGGATCGTTCCAACGTTCATGATTCCGATATCCACACCTTCTGTGTTGAAGGCGTCGCTGGCGCGGAAGTCATTAAGTTGTTCGAACTTGGAGCTGATGTCGGCGCTCATGACCATCCAGTTGGCTGGGCCACGGAGTGTGGTCCGGTGGATGATGTTGGCAACTTCGAGTGACTTGTACATCAGGGCGATGTTACGGTCGGTGAAGTTAACCGAGGCACCTGCGGCTGTTGCGAAGTTGTGGTCTGCGCGGATCGAGCTGGCAATGATCAAGTCATTGATGATTTCCCGGTCGATTTCGGCAACCATTTCGTCGGCCATGAGGTCGGTCAAGGTGCTCTCAGCGTCAATGTTGTGGACTGACTTGAGGTCTTGAGCGGCTTCGAGGCTCCAGGAGGTCTTCAGCTTGCGGGTGATTGCGGAGACCGAATCACTGTCGATGCTGAGGGTGACTTCTGGTTGGAATGGGTTGGATTCGAGGTCGTACTCGTAGTTGACGACTGCGTAGGCGTCTGCTGCCCATCCGCCGCCCTTCCAACGAACTGCAACTTGGCCGGTCGTGTGGTCGAACTTGGTGGAGGCTTCGTCGAGGACGAGTGCGTCGGTTACTAGGTCGCTTGGGTCACCGTCGTAGAGCGCAACGTCAGGCGCACCGTTTGAGTCGAAGGTGACTCGGAAGGCTGGCTTGGCGTCGTTGCAGCTTGGGTTAGAATCGGTGGCGTTGTAGTAGACTTCTACTGAGACAGTACCGGCGAGGACTGGACGGTGGGCGAGGACGCCTGAGAATTGCGTTCGGTCTGGAGCCATTGTGAGGGCTTCGCCGACGACTTGTTGTGAGGAGTAGTATGGGTCCAGTGCCCAGCCGTTGTTACGGGCGTAAGCTTGGGCCGTGTTTTGGCGCATGATTTGTGTGCCAGCGACCGTGCCACCCTTGGAGAGGGCGTAGCGATAGCGGATGTAGAAGATGAGCGAGGCTGGCTGGCTCATTGGCTGGACACCGACCAGGTTGTCGGCGATCAGCTTGGGGTATGACTTGCGGATGAGTGGGAGGGCAAACCGTGTGAAGTCGGCGATGTTCGCTGTGGTGGTTTGGTCTTCCAGGATCATGGAGCGCTTTTCTGGGTTCCAGGCATTGAACTGGTTTTCCAGAATGGAGGCCATGAGACCGAATTTGGCCTTCGGTACTTCTTGGCATTTGTTCAGAACGGCGGACCATTTGCCGACGAGCTGATTCTTTTTGCCTTCGTGGATGACTGATTGACGGTGCAGGTCGTTTTGGGCGGCTGCTGGGCGTCGGCCTTCTGTGATGTGTCGGCCTTGGCGAGCTGATGAACGTGGTAACATTTTGGAATCTCCGTACCGGTTGGGAAAAAATCTGGTTCTTGGTTTCAGGGTTAGACTAGATCAACGTCCATGGTGGCTGCGATATCCAGAACGCTGAAGCTGCCGTTGGGGCGTGCTACTGTGTTTTGGGTTACTCGCGGTTGGACTGGGCGTCGGTCTTGGCTTTCGAGAAGAGTAGCTCTCGTTGTAGCTGGGCGTGCTGATTTGCGTGGCGCTTCTAATCTTCGTGCTTGGCCTTCCGTGACGGTTGGCTTTTGCTCGGAGAGTTTTGCGTTTTCGGTCACCAGTGTCCGGTTGTGTTTGAGAGCTTTTTCGGCAATCGCTGTTTTGCGGTTAGCTTCGGCGATTGCGCGGTCTCGCTCTTCTTTGAGCTGCTTAATCTGACGCTGAGCTTTTTCCACTTCGGCAGCGGTTTTTCCATCGCGCTTGCCATTCAACTCGACGCCTTCGAGCAGTGCTCTGACGTTTTTGAGTTTGGCAGACGCTTGAGATTCGCTAAGTGCCGACATCTTGGTCAGCTGGGCTTCGATCGCAGCACTCTTAGCCTCGCAGAAAATCTGGAGGCGACGGGCAAGCTCACGTTTGTGGGCTTCCGTTTCTTCTACACAGACCTTTTTAGCTTGTTCAACTTTCACACCATATTCGCGGGTGAAGTTTTCTTTAAGGTCTGTTTTAAAATTTTCTAGTGATTCGGCAATGGCTTCGACCAGTTCTTGCTTACAACCGGCTTTAACCAAAAGGCCCTTGATCTTATCCATATCCTAACTCCCTATAT